GGTTCAACTACTTTTAATACACCTGATTTACAAGATAATACACCAGTAGGAAAATCTGGAACTAAAGCTTTAGCTTCAACGGGTGGAGCGAATACTGCTACTTCGACGGGAAACGTTGGTGGTTCAACAGCTAATGCAACTTTGTCAACAGCACAACTTGCTTCTCATCCTCATCCAGGAGGAGCTGGTGGTACTATGTGGGGGGCTCCTAGTTTTTATCCTTCTGTTCCAACAGCAGGAACTAAAAATGCAAATACTGGAAGCGCAGGTTCTGGTAGTGGTCACTCTCATAATATGAGTGCAACTTTTTCTGGTGACGCAACTTCGGTTCTGCAACCTTATTTAACATTAATTTATATTATAAAAACTTAGGAGAAAAAATGGCAACAAACGCAAATTGGACAGTAGTATTTGAAGATAAAATAATCATCAAACAAAGTGGTGACGCAGCAGGTACTTCATACAATATAGAGGACAATGCTTTTTGGTCCGATTCTAAATTTTCAAATATTTGGGCTATTCAACATGGAACTTCAACTACTTTTGATGAAGTAGAATATAGAGATCAAACTCCACATTCTGCTTATAATTCTTCTGTATTAGGAGATATTAGTCAATTCAGTAATAAATGGGATTCAGCACACTTAGCTCAATTACAATCTAATTGGGATAATAATAATATAGTAGATGGAGAAGGTAATTCTACAGAAACTGAATCTGAAAAAATTTCAAGATTAGGTGCAAGACCTACTTCTTATTCTTCTTAATTATCTCAACATCATCCAAGAAGTTAAAATATATTTTTCACCTGATAATGGTGGATTACCTCTGTGAACATATGGAAAAGCTGCAGGCCAAATAACTATTCTACCTGTTTTTGGTTTCACTCTTTTTGAAAAATGTAAGAATTCTGTTTCTCCACCTTCCTCTACATCATTTAGATATATAGAAAAAACAAAAGCTCTCGCTTCATTTTCAAATCCTTTTCCATGTTCTATATGCCAAACATGATAACCTTCTGTAGGTAAAGTTTTTTGAATCTTTAAACAAGTAAAATGAAATGGAACTCTATAAGCATCAGCCGCCCCAGTGTTTTCCACATAATGCTTTAAGGCTATATCAAAATTAAACATCATGGGTTTTAAAGTTTCCCACCATACGTCTAAATTATTAGATGCTGCAAAAAATTGTTGATCTTGTTTTTGTAATATAGATGATTTTTCTCCACCTATTCTATTAATAGTATTATTAAATTTATTTTGATCTTCATATAATTTAATAGCTTTATTACACTCGTCTTGCGTAATATAATTGTCATACACCCCTATAAAATTATTTATATTTACTTTTTTTTCCATTATTCTAAAAATATTTGAATTGTTTTTCTAGGAATCAATGATTTCATAACAGGTGTTACTTTATGCTGTAATGGAGTTTTAATTATAACTACTGAATTACCTACTAAAGGTATAAAACCATTAGAGCTTTTATCTTGAAACAAGAGCTCACCTCCAAATTTTAAATTCCATCTTCTATTTATATAATAAGTTATTCCATAAATATGTCCATGGTCATCATGCCAATTGATACCAGATCCGTTTTTCATTGAATGAATTAAAAATTTAAAGTTTGAAAATTTAATTTTATGGAATGGGTTGTTTTCTAGCAATATTTTAATTTTTTCTAACGGTTTATATTTAGTATCTAAAACTGTATTTTTAACAAAATTTTTATAATCATATTTCAAATCTTTTGTCCAAGTTTTTTTAGTAGATTTTAAGTTAATTAATTTACTTTTAAATACATCGTAGTGTAATTTTTTATAAGTAGGATAATCTAAAAAATCTTCAATGTAATAAAGTTTATCGGGTATTGAATATATTAATTTCATGATTTTAAAAAACAGTTAATTGAATATCTAGCGCCTTTTGTTACAGGTTCTGTTCCATGTATCCAAATAGGTTCAGCTGGAAATAACATCGCATCCCCTGTTTTAAATACCTCTTTAATTTGACCATCAAAAAATCTAAATTCTCCACCCTCATAACCTTCATTTAAATTTAATGTACAAGAAGCTCTTATTCTAGAATCAACATCAGAATGATCTTTAATACATTGCCCCACATTATATTTTAATATTCTAATATTATCGGTAGAATTAATAAATCTATCACTAAAAGTAGGACATATTTTTTTACTTCTTATATGAAAAACATAATTAACTATCATTATAGATATGTATTTTTTAGCTTCATTTAAAGCATATAAAATATCTTCATTAGGGTTGTCTATTCTAGACAAATTTAAACATCTATAATCATCCATTTCTTGTGTTTTAGTTTTGAATTTATAACTATGTTCTGGTATACTTAATTCAGGGTATTTTTCAAATATTTCTATTAATTTTTCACAAACTTTTTTCGGTACTAAACTATTAATTCTATATTTTAAATCTGATATTTTATAATCCATATGATCTACTTATTTATCCGGTCGTATGCGTGATTTTTGTGAAGACCATCTTTATTAACATAGTGTAAAAACACTTGCGCCATTCCTTCTCCTTCATAGGTTCCAGGTCGTCCATGTTTTTGATCACATCCAGCGTATAAAATTGCATCACCTTCTTCTAATTCAAAAGATGTTCCTTCAACTATAATAGGCCAGTTATCATATTTTTTTATACATGCTGTAATAGATATTTCACAAGCTGGTCTATCTATATGTTTTTTTAAAGTTGCACCAAATACATAATATCTCCAGTAAGCATAGGTAGGAAATAATTTTAAATTAGATTCTTTTTCTACAAGAGGTAACTTAGTATCTAAAAAAGCAGTCATTAAAGGATCGTTGTACCAAGCTGGTGAAAATGATTGAATATCAAGAACATAATCTTTATCGGCATCTAATCTATTATAACAATATAATTGAATTACTTTTAATTCTTCTTGCATAAAAAAGTTTTTTATCAATTTATAATTTACTGGAGCCATGCGACAATACTATACCTTGTTCCTTTCGTAATGGGTTCAATACTATGTGGATACATAAAATTACTTGGAAAAAATACAATAGATCCTTTATCAAGTTTTAATTTTTTAATTTCTTTTCCTTTTTGATCGGTAAAAATTAAATCTCCACCTACATACTTATCATTTAAATTTATAATAATACTTAAATGCCTTTGACAAGATGTGGCTTGATCTGTGTGAACGTCATATTTTCCACCAGATGAATATTTTAATAAGTCTATTTGATTTATTTTTGAACTTATCATTTTAGGAAATTTTGCTTTGTAAAAAGTATATATTTTTTCTATTTCTTCTTTTATATAATTCCAATAAAATAAATCTGTAGGTGTATTAAAAAGTAAGCTATAACCTTTTACATTTCGTATATTTTTATCTAAACCGTGCCCTACTTTTAATTTATTTTTAGCTTTATAATTTATTAAAGGTATAATTTTATCTATAAACTTTGTAGAGACTACATTTTTTATCTCGACAATTGCTTCTAAATGATCCATAATCTTCTATTATTTTGTTTAATATTATTTAAATCTTTTTTTTTATTAACATAATTTTTATTTATTTTAGAATTTTCAAAAAAGCTTTTTTAATATAAATTTTAAAATATCCTACCCTGTTGCCATTCCCAAAGAAAAGAAGAATTTTTAATATTATTATAAATATAGTAATCTAAAGTTAAATATTTCATTATTTCTTCTTTATTTATTTTTATTTCTATTGGTTCTTTATTTTGATTAACTTTTTTTGATTTTCCAAAATGCATTTTTAAAAATAAATCTAAGTCTTCTATGTCTACGTAAGTACCTATTTGAGTATTCATTAGTAAAGCAAATTGAGAAACAGTGTGATTGATGTTACCAGAGGCTACATTAATACAATTATGTTCATTAGGAGAAAATAATTTTGCTATGTCTACATCTTCTATGTCTACTTTATGTCTAGCTAAATCATATTTTAATCCTGATATAAATCTTTCATAAGGATCTCTTATAACAGCCCATCTTGTTTTATTTCTAGATAGCATACTAGAACGATAAATATCTTCTTTTTTATATTTTTCTTCAATAGATTGGATTACGGAAGAATTGCCATTTTTATATATTCTTAGCCATTGAAAATCTGGTGTTTCAATTAGTTCAGATATTCTTATATTCATTTTCTTTCTTTCATTACATTCATAATTAATATATAAGGCATTATATGCTACAAAAATTAAATTTCAAGCCTGGATTTAACAAACAAGCCACTAAATCAGGGGCTGAATCTCAATGGGTTGATGGTGATTTTGTTAGATTTAGATA